CCGTATCCGGAGATTCGCCATGACGACGTGTTCCATCGCGACGTCCTGACGATCAAGAGCGCTCCGGATGCGCTCGTGTGGGCAACCTACACGGGTCAGAAGGAACGGGGCGAAACCAACACGACGTACATCGTCGATGACCCCAGCAACACCAAGCAGTGGTCCCGTATCTCCACGTACGGCGGCAAACTGTCCGAGAACATCACCCAAGCCATCTGCCGCGATCTACTCGCCGAGGCGATCGTGCGCGTCGAGAAGACCGGATGTTTCCCTGTCGTCGCCCACGTTCACGACGAGATCATCGTCGAGGGCGAATTCGACGAGGAAGACCGCATGGCGTTCGAAATCCTCATGTGCGAAGTCCCTGCATGGGCTGTTGACTTTCCTATCTCTGCGGGCTGTTGGTTGGCCGCGCGCTACCGCAAAGAATGAAGCCGACCGGACCAGTATTCGACGCGACATGGCGGGCTGAGTGCAAGCTGCTTAAGGCCGAGCGACAAGTGTGCGACTGGATGATTCGTCGGCACTACCTGAAAAAATGGCCGGGAGTTTGCGTATTGATCCTCGCGGTCCTGCGCAGAGAACAAGTAATCGGAGTAATTGTATTCGCTCTGCCGCCGCGAGAAACCGCAAAACGCTACGGCGGGGTGACGTGGGAATTAGCCCGACTGTGGGTCAGCGACGAAATCCCCACGAACGCCGAAACCTGGATCATTTCCAAGGCGGTGAAGCATATCCGCCAGAACTACAAGGCCGTGAAGTTTTTAGTTTCGTACGCTGACCCATCCGCTGAACACAGTGGGACGATATACAAAGCCGCGAACTGGCGAAGCGACGGGCGCACTGACGAAGGCCGAAAGACTCCCCGTTTCGATTACGCTGATGCGAAAACCGGCAAACGGTACTCGCGTCGCGCGCACGTACCCGAAGGCGCAGAGATCAAGCGAATTCCTCGCGTCTCCAAGTATAGATTTGTCTACGCACTCTAGGAGCCTCATGGACCTTTCCAAGCACCCCGACATCCTCGAAGACCTGCAGCGTCCGGACCAAGCCGATCGCGCGTCGGCGATGGAAGAACTGCGGCGCCGCGCCGCGCTGACTGTGCGAAAGCCCGAGGCTGCGCCCGCCACGGGCTTCTGCTTCAACTGTGACGCGCGTCTCCGTGCCGGCCTCCGCTGGCGCGACGTCGCTTGCCGCGACGACTGGCAGAAAGCCCAGCCGAAGTGACCATGCGCGAGACCGCGCTAGGTCTCGCCGCTCGCGGCTTCAAAGTCTTCCCGATCACCGCAGGCGCGAAAGCGCCGCCGCTGATCCCGAGTTGGCAGACCAAGGCGACCAGCGATCCCGCCACAGTCGAAGCGTGGTGGGCTTACTGGCCCAACGCGAACGTCGGCATTCATTGCGACGGGCTCGTCGTCATCGACGTCGACCCGAAGAACGGCGGTCGCGAATCGCTTGTCGCGCTCGAACAGGAGATTCCGCTTGAAGCTACCTACGAAGTCGACACGCCATCGGGCGGCACGCACATTTACTATCGCCTTCCCGGCGGAGTTGCGATCCGCAATGGAGTCAGCGTCCTTGGCCCCGGGCTCGACATTCGTACTACCAGCGGGTATGTCGTTGCGGCCGGCAGTCGTACCGCTGCTGGGGAATATCGAAACGTGGTCGATGAAGCGATTGCCGAAGTTGATCCCGTTATCCTGTCGCGCCTCACGGCTGTTCCGCCGAAGCCTGAACGCCCGGCGCCTGCAGAGGATGTCGTCACCGATCCCGACGCGGCGGTCACTCGCGCGATCGACTTCCTTGAACATCACCCGGTAGCCGTACAGGGGCAGGGCGGCGATCATCACACGTATCGCACCATCTGCCGCATCCGCGATTTCGGCGTACCGGCGGAGCGCGCGATCGAAGCGCTCGCCGACTGGAACGCCCGGTGTCTCCCGCCGTGGGAGTACGACGAGTTCTCCGTCAAGGTCGCCAACGCGTATCGCTACGCGCAGGAGCCGGCCGGCAGCTGGACGCCGGAAGCGTCGGGGTTCGACTTCGTTCCGCAGGAAGGCGCGCCGACGCCCACCCCCTCCAATCCGCAAAGTGGAGGGGAACCGCCGGAGCCGCCCGTCGAGATGCTGCACCCGGCGGATATCGTTCACAGCGACGTCCTGCGCACCGAGTACCTGGTGAAGCGTGTCCTGGAGCGCGGCAGCAACGCCGTGCTGTTCGGCAAATGGAACGTCGGCAAGACCTTCGTGGTGCTGGACATGGCCGCGTCGATCGCGACCGGCACGCCGTGGTTCGGCAACAAGGTCAAGCAAGGCCGCGTGCTGTACCTCGGGTACGAGGGCATCCGCGCCATGAAGAAACGGATGATCGCGCTGCGGGGTAAATACCCCCAGCTGAAAGATCGGACTGTTCCGTTCCGCTGGGCGCCGCTGCACCACCCGCTCACCGACGACGCCGGGATGATGGAGTTGCGCAAGGTCGTCGGCAAGTTCAAGACGATCCACGGCGGCCCGCCCGATCTCGTCATCATCGACCCGCTGATGAACGCGCTCGGCGGCGACGACGCGGACGCGAACTTGATGGGCAAGCTGAACCGGCGCGTGGCCTCGCTGATGCGCGTCGAGAAGTGCACCGTGCTCCGCGTCCACCACACCGGGCACGGGTCCGAGGAACGAGCGCGCGGACACTCGTCGCTGCCCGCTGGCGTCGACACCGAGATTCGCGTGGACCGGGATCACGTGTCGCTGACCAAGCAACGCGACGACGTGCTGAAACAGTTCGACTTCGACCTGGTGGAAGTCACAGTCGGCACCGACCAAGACGGCGAGCCCGTGACGACGATGATCGTCGAACAGCTGGAAGACAATCCGTGCAGCGGGAAGCTGACCCGGACACTGCGCGAGCTGATGGCCGCTCTGGTGCTCCGCTACGGGGACGGCGCAACAGTCACCGCGACCGACGTAAGCGACTGTTGCCCGGAAGCCATGGCTGCCGACCAGAAACGAAAACTGCGGGACGACCTGGTCCGCAAGCAATACCTGATCGCCGAAGACAAGAAATTCCGCATCGTCGCCGCCGGCCCGGCACCGCAGTTCGAGGAAGTCAAATAGGAGAATCCATGCCGTACAAAGACATCACGGTGAAGCGCAACAAGGACCGCGAATACTGGATGAAGGTGAAGGGGAAAGGGCCGCTGTCGACGTCCGCTGCGATGAATCGCTCGATCGACGTCGTGAAGCGGAGCGGTATCGTGGTGCCGAAGCACGGGCTCAAGATCGCCATCCTGACCGACGCGCAGGTCATGCCCGGCGTGCGGCTCGATCATCTCGGCTGGTACGGCACGTACGTCGCCGAGAAGAAACCCGACGTCATCATCTGCATGGGTGACTTCGGCGACTTCCCATCGCTGTCGAACTTCGGCCGCGACCAACGCGACTTCCACCCGCACCGCTGGTCGAACGATCTCGCCGCGTTCCACCAGGGGATGCAACTGTTCCTCGCGCCGATCCACGCCGCGATGGAAGCCGACCCGACGTGGAAACCGCGCTTCATCTTCCTGAACGGCAACCACGAGTCCCACATCGAGCGCATCACGCAGCAGTACCCGTTCCTCGAAGGGACGATTTCGCCGTCGGACCTGTGCTTGGAGGAATACGGCTGGGAAGTGTACCCGTTCCTGCAGCCGGTTGAAGTCGGCGGCGTGGCGTTCTGCCACTACTTCCCGTCCGGCGTGATGGGCCGCCCGATCTCGTCGGCGGCGGAGATTCTGCGCAAGCTGCACATGAGCGCGTTCGCCGGGCACCAGCAGGGCCGGGAGATTGCGTACGGGCGCCGCGCCGACGGCCGCAACCTGACCGCGATCATCAGCGGCTCGTTCTACCAGCACAAGTACAAGTTCCTCTCGCCGTTCACCAACGCCCATTGGCGCGGCACGTACTTCCTACACGAAGTGAAGGATGGACAGTTCGACGAGATGGCGCTGTCTCTCGACTACTTGCGCCGGCGATATAGTTGATCTGAAAGAGGTTTTTCCGGCGCGGTATACTGGTGGGTAGGGGGAAATATCCATGAAATTCATCCTGCTGTGTCTTGCCATCTTCGCCACCGCGGCCGGCGCGCGCCCGGGCGGCTTGCCGTATGAAGCTGTGCGCGCCATCACAGACTCCGACGGCGCCAAGTTCTGCTCGGCTGTTGTGGTCGCTCCGGGCCTTGCGTTTACCGCCCAGCACTGCGTGACGCAGGGGCTGCGAGTAGACGGTCGCCAGGTCAGCACGATCGTCATGAGCGGCGACTACAAGGATATCGCCGTGCTCCACGTGACCGGGTTGCAATGCCCGTGCGTTCCGCTCGGCGTGCGCCCCGCGAAAGGAGACCAGGTGCTTGCGGTCGGCTTTCCCGTCGACCGCGAGGGTGAACGGACGATCTCGCCGGTGGCGCAAGTTCGTTTCGTCGGGCCGCTGAAGGAAGTCGTTCCGTTTCTCGGAGAATTCCCACAGGCGCTCGATGACTACATCATCACCGACGCCGCGATCATCACCCACGGATATTCGGGTGGCGCGCTGCTGGCGATGCAGAACGGCGAGTGGAAGGTCGTCGGGATCAATGCGATCGGCATTCCCGAAGGCCCGTGCGTGCCGTTCCTCGGCTGTGGTAAAGAAATCGGTAGCGGATTTGTACCTGTCGACGTTGCTGTGCAAAGGCCCCTCATTCCATGCTCCTCGAAACTGTTCTAGGCGGCGCCCTCGGCGGCATCGCACGTCTTGCGCCTGAAGTCCTGAAGCTGATCGACCGCAAGAACGAGCGCAAGCACGAACTCGACCTGCTCGACAAGAACACGGAAGCCGAGAAAGCGCGCGCCGCGGCGGGCCAGAAGATGGCCGAGACGCAGGCGGACAGCGGCCAGGTCATGACCGCGATCAGCGCGCTCCAGGAAGCGCTCAAGGGCCAGTTCCAGCCCATCGGCAACGCGTTCATCGACGGGCTGAACTTCTCCGTGCGCCCGGTGCTCACCTACCTGATCGCCGGCCCGTACGCGCTCGGCAAGCTGATGGTGTTCGCCGCGCTGCTGTGGACCGGCAACTCGCTCGACGCCGGCGCCGTGAAGGTTGCGCTCGACGCCACATACACTGCCGCCGACATGGCGATCGTGTCCGGCATCATCAACTTTTTCTTCCTCGGCCGCGTGTTCGACCGCCGTGGACAATAATGAGACCAGTGATTCCTACGCCGTAGCGGCATTCCTCAAGCCGTTCGAAGGCTTCCACCGGGTGGTGCAACGCCGCCCGGTCGTCGTTGCAGCGCCGTACGTGTGCCCTGCTGGATACTGGACGATTGGTTATGGCATCCTCTGCTCAAAAGATCACCCATCAATCACGCTCGACGAAGGCGAACGAATGCTCGCCTTGGCAGTGCCTGCTTACGTGGCACACGCGCTCCGTTTGTCACCGAGGTTGTCAGGTCAGAGGCTCGTCGCCATCGCGGACTTCGTTTTCAATCTCGGACCTACGCGCTACAGTGCAAGCACTCTACGCCGCCGAGTGAATGAGCAGGACTGGGCAGAAGCGCGGCGCGAGATTCGGAAGTGGGTGTTCGGCGGCGGGAAAAAGCTGCCCGGGTTGATAATTCGACGTGAAGCGGAGGCAGCGCTGCTCTGATGTTCGATAAAATTCTGGACTGGATCGACCGCGGCTGGACGCACATCAAGCCGTTCAACGTCATCGACGCCTTCGAGAAGGGCGCCGTGCTGCGCTTCGGGAAATTCAACCGCGCGCTGGAACCAGGCATTCACTGGAAGTGGCCGCTGATCGAGCAGGTCATCGAGATCACGACGTGCGAGACCACGATGCGCTTGCCGCCGCAAACGCTCACGACCAAGGACGGCGTCGGCGTGGTCGCGGCTGTGGTCATCAAGTACGAGATCAAGAACATCGAGCCGTTCGTCACGCGCATCTACGATGCGAAAGACGTGCTTGGTGACGTGACGATGGGCGCGGTGCGCAAGGTGGTGACGACGACGGACTACGCGGCGCTGATGGCCGACCCACCCGAGAAAGCGATTCTTGCCACGGTGCGAAACGACGTGAACGAGTACGGCTTCCGTGTGCACCGCATCACGTTCATCGACTTGGCGCGCGTGCGCTCGTTCCGGCTGATCCAGGCGAACGCCGTTGACTTGGACAACTAGCGTCGCGCTCGCGCTGATACTGCTCGCCGGCTGCGCGACATGTGTGATCGAGCCGGACATCGAAGAAGACGGAACGCTTTGGCTGCAGCTGCATTGCCCGTTTTGACACCCGACTGTTGACCCAACTGTTTGCCCGACTGTTGGGTCTTTCCACGTCTACGCCCGGCAACTGATTTTGCTTGACAGTGGACTGACTGGTGGTATACTTCTCGCCATGAACTTCGACAAGACCCTCGAACGTTATAAGCTGGAAGGCGAAGAAAAATGGCTAGAATTCGGCCAACAGCTTCCTTTCCTTCCCTTTCCCGACGGCTGGAAGGTGAAGATCATCCCGCCGTTCGGCGGCGCACTTGCACGCTTCCGCGTGCAGCTTCCGGACGGGCGCGAGAAGTCGATCTACTTCGACGCCTATGATCGGCTTGGGTGCTACGGTTCCCCGTACTGGGAAGTGTACCCGGTAGGCGGCGACGTCGGCCGCTGTGCGATGGCGAACGTCGAGGAACTGTTGGCGCTGATCGCAGCCCCGGACGGCCCGGACGAGCCGGACCCACATTGGGATGGGGCGGAAGCGTCGTGACCCTCCACGAACTCTACGTCACCCGCTACCTGCCGCTGATCCAGCGCAGCTTGAAGCCCAAGACCGTCGCCGAGTACGAGCGGCTGGCCGTGGCCGTGGTCCTGCCCGCGCTCGGGCACCGAGCGATCGACTCGATCACCATGGACGACGTCGAGAAGATGCACCTGTTCACGGCCGGGGCGGTCCAGGCCAACCGGGCGCTCGCCCTGCTGTCGGCGATGTTGAGCTACGCGGTCCAGCGTCAACTGTTGTCCCACAACCCCTGCGCCGGCGTTCGCCGGAACAAGGAGAAGGGCAAGGAGTTCTTCTACAGCCCGGCGCAGACCCGGGCGCTGCTCAAGGCCGCGGCCCAGCCCGGTGTCCCGACCCAGTACACCTACATCGCGCTGGAGCTGCTTACCGGGTGCCGTCCGGGGGAATTGCTCGCCGCGCGTCCGGAGTGGCGCCACGGGGCCGTCATACGCACACCCGACGGCAAGACGGGGGCTAGGACCATCTTCCTGCCGCCTGCCGCCTGCGCGATCCTAGACGTTCTGCCTCTGTGGCCGTGGAAAGACGGCACCAATCGGTACTTCCCCGAGGGAATGTCCCTGCGCCGGTCATGGGAACGGCTGTGCAAGGAAGCCGGCGTCCCCAAGGCCCGGCTGTACGACCTTCGGCACACGTTCGCCAGCCAGGCGCTCGCCGCGCAACAGTCGCTCGGGATCGTCGGCCAGCTGTTGGGCCATCGGAAAGCGCAGACCACCCTGCGGTATGCACACCTTGCGCCGGACGTGGCGCACGAAGCGGTCGCCGCTGCGGCCGCGAGAATGGGAGCGACGAAATGAATCCTCACTCGAACAGCTACGCAGCCATGGATAGCGCCCCGAAGGACAGGACGCGCATCCTCGCCTATGTGCCTAAGTATGGGTCGTGGATCGCGGTGCATTGGCGTCCGGGCTGGTCGGATTGGTTCTCGATTCCAGGGGAGTACGCGGTACGCCCGTCGCACTGGATGCCGATGCCAGATCGTCCGTCTGCCACAAGCGGGAGTAGTGAATGACGCTCCGCATCTGCCCGA